TCAATCATCAGTGACGTTACAGGATACATAGGGTCTGTGTAGATTGCTGTCTCCTGTGCTAGCTTTTGATAATCATTAAATTCCATTTTCAACCTCATCAACTGCTTCAATCATTTTGTCTAGATACCACTTAGCCTTCTTCAGATCCTGCGATGGATGCTCCTTGTAGCGCCACCTGTGAAGATACTTCAGAGTGTTACCCTCACAGTACTCAATAAACCCATCACCCAACTGTTGCTTGATATAATCAATGGCTTCAATACCGCCTGTGTTGTAGTGCTTTGGTTTAGTCACTGCGTCCCATTCTGCTGGTGTTGCGTCATTAAGTTTCATTGTCAATCTCTTCCTCAAAAATGTCTATGTTGTTTAAAAACTTATCCTCAAACCTGTCCAAAAGCTCTTCCTCGGTAATCTCAAGTATCTCACAAAGAAGAGTTACGTCATACGCTCTGGACACTTTGTCCTTAAGCTCATCAAAAGTCCATGTCATAGTTCATAGCCGTCTCAATGTATTTAAACAATTCATCAATGGTTTTTAAAGTATAGTATTGAAAGCCTTCCTTTTCACACCACTGTCCCATAGTCATTTTTGCTCCTTTCCTTAGTTTCTTATTCGGGTCTGACAACACAAAGATCAACTCCTCGAACACTAAACTGTCCCTGATGGACGTGTATTTCTGTGTGTCTCCTACCCTAAAGTACCCCTTGCACTCAATTAGAAAATGTTCACAAACAAAATCAGGCTTGTAGTTTCTGTGTATCGTGTAGGGGACTGTGTATGGTTCAAACTTAAACATTCCCCTTGGTGCTAACTCAGCAAACTTTTTCTCAAGTCCTGACCGATAGATCCCGTAGTTTTTAGCTGACTTGCTCAAGACTTATCTCCTGTACTTTAGGCTCATTTTCCACCTTTGTCAAGAACTTTGGCCCTGTAGAGTACAAAAAGACTCTTAGATCTGGATAACAACTTTGCTTGAACTGACAATACGAGCAACCTACAGCGAGTTTTAAGTTTCCTGATTTTCCATCGGGAACAGGCTCGTTGCAGAAAGATGGTGGGTTAGGCTGCTCCACTAACTCTTTAACGTGCTGTACTCTTTCAACTATAGATTCCTTCAATACCTCGTACACTGGGGCATTGGTGTCCTCCAGATCGTACTTAAGATACGTCAGGTGTCCATTCTGCTTGTCCATAGCCAACCAACCGATCTGTGTTGCATTCTCAGAGTGTGCATAGGCTTTGATCTGATCTATATAACCAAATGGGTCGTCAAAGGCCAGTGTACCGTCCTTGAACTTCTTAAAGCCATAGCTGCTTGTGGACTTAACGTCAGTGACAATACCATCAATCTTACAATCCATGTGACCGACAATGCCTTCCACTTCACAAACTTTCTGCTCATCAGTAACCTCATGTCCAGACATCCGTACTAGGAACAACAACATCTCCTCGATCAAATGTCCATACATGAACTTGATTAGGTTATGTGGCTGTAGTTTCTCTTTGGAAGTACCGTTGAAGTGATTCCAAAGGTAACGGTCATCACGGCCTATGTTTGACAAGCGTAGCTTACGACCGTCAAAACCACGACTGGTAAACTCTTTACGCATTAGGTCCTTGACAGCCTCTCCAAACTTCTCAATCTCAGCCTCAGGGTCTACCGTAGGGTCAGGCCGCTTGGTCTCCATGAGCTTGTAAATGTCATCGACCAGTGTATATACGTTTTTCATTTATATTCTCCAACAGCTTCCAGAATCACTTCCTTGGCTTGTTCAGGTTCACATTTGAACCATTCGTTTTGACGTTCAAAATGTTTCTGTAACAGTTCGTGACTTTTCGCTTCAGCTGCTGATCTATCCTTAACATCAAAAGAGTCATATATTACATAATCTCTGTAGGGTGAGGACGTTTGATAGTTGTTTAAACGGTCGCTAGCTTCTACAGCCTTTCCAACTTTGACCCACTCAGGCCAAGCTGGGTTTGTTATAATGTAAACATCACCCTCTGGATTTATTTTATAGTTTGTTAATGACTCAAACGCTGCCTCCTCAAAGTTTTTATAACGCCCTGCTTTAAATAAAGGGTGGTTTCTTGATATGTATTTACCGTTTACCCACATCCTTTTGTTTCTGTTTGATTCCTGTCTACACTCCCTACAGTGGCTGTCGAGACCGTCTGCTCTTGAAGGAGCGTTGTTAAACTCTTCAGCCATCTTTACGTTTTCACAAGTAGGGCAACGCTTTTTAGTGAGTATCGGCCCAGTTGTTTCCAACTTTGTACTCTCCTGCGAGTGGACATCGAAGCTGAAAATAAACTCCTGCTGCTTCGATTGATGCAACTGCCAGTCTGCCGAAGCTCTCTGATTGGTCACTGCGGACCTGTGCTTGTATTTCGTCATGTATATTTCCTACAAATTTATATTCTATACCCCATATTGTAGCATACTCATCCAGGATTTGCAAGGCTTTTTTCATAATAATAGCACCTGCGGACTGCAAGAGTGTGTTCAACGCGGCATGTGATGATCTAATGAATAGTTTTCTTCCATCAAGTCCAAAAAGGTGGCCTCTTCCAGAAGCAACTTCAACTCGGTCTCGTAAAGCTCCAAGAGATGGCGTATTTCTAAGGAAGTCTGCCTTAAGTTTCGCACCGTCTCGCTTAGTTCCATCCACGATTGTTCCGATTTTAGCGTCTCCGGCCCCGTAAAGAAAAGCGTAGATAAAAGTTTTTGCCTTATCTCTTGTTGGTAGCCCTGCAGCAATTTGGTTTGCCGTGTGAATATCTCCGTTGATAATTTCATTAGTATACGCCTCATCATCCATGTAGTGCGCTAGCATCCGTAGCTCAAGACCGCTTGCGTCACAACCCACGAGCTTGTAGCCCTTAGGGACTGTCCAACAGGATCTACACTCCTTACCGTAGGGTGAGTAAACCGCAGGGACTTGAGCCAGATTTGGACTACTGTGGGTCATACGTCCTGTCACTGCTCCGTTGGAGTTGACGTAACCGTGTACCCTTCCAGTGTCCTCGTCCACAGCGTCAAGCCACGACTGTACCTGAGCTATTCTTTTCTGTACCAAAAGGTACTCAGCGATCAACATGGCCTCTGGTATGTCCGTTACGGTTGACAATACCTTCTCGTCCACGATGGGCTGACCAGTCTCGGTGAACTTCTCAGGTTTCCATCCAAAGCGTTGGAGGTACTTCCCGATCTGCTGTCGAGACCCTAAGTTAAACTCAGGCCAATCTATGCGGCTAAATGTGCCCTTAACTGTCTTCCAGTTGTCCCCTAGGAACTTGAGACCAACAGTAGAAAACTCACCATCTTTTTTAACTTTCGGTTCAACTGTTTTAACGAAAGTTGCAACAGGTATGAATTTCTTTTGTACTTGCTCTTCTAATTCATATTTCTTCTCCTTTAGTTCAGCTAGTAACAGGAAGCATTTCTCTTGATCTAAGAGCCACCCGTTTTCAATCTGTTTTGCAATAATAGTCTGTACTTCATGTTCAAGACGTATGCTTTGCTTGCCAAAATCATCAAGTTCACTGAGCAGTCTCTTATAGACCAAGACATTAAGTTTAACGTCTTGCTTGCAATAAACCACCATATCCTCAGACAGAACAGACCAATCGTTGTGTTCCATCTTGGATGATCCGCAAATTTTTCCCCAATTGTCAAGTGAATGTCCTCCATCACGTTGTGGGTTAGCTAGCCTTGACATTACCAAAGTGTCCGTGATCTTGCAGCGACTAAAGTCAACCCCTAGCAGTCTCTCGCACACAGGTATGTCGTAGCCTATTATATTATGTCCAATCACCTCCTCTACTTCAGTTTTAACGTACTGTGCGAAGTCCCCAAGGGTGTCCTCTTTGAACACCTTAGTCTCACCAGTGCAAAGCTCATGGGCCACAATTACCCAGACTTGGGTAGGCTTCAGGCCATCAGCTTCAATGTCAAATACTATTTGTTTCAAAACTCAGTCTCTTGGTCAGGATCAATAGGGCAGTTGGTCTCGGTCATTCTACCAGTGTCCTTATCATAATACAGGTAACACGCAGGTCCTGTCAACCCCGCAAAGCGGTTTTTTAACACACGTACCGTTGTTGTGTTACGTACTTCCTCATCCTTGTGTTGCTGATTGCGCTCAAGGCCAATAACCATGTCCGAGAGCTGTGCAATGGCCGCTGAGCCACGTAGGTCCGCTAGGGATACCTGAGCACCGTCCTCATGTCCTTTGCTCCCTGAGGGCCTTCTAAGGTGGCTCACAAGGAACAAACCAACACCAGTCTCCTGTACAAGGCTACGTAGTTTGGTCATGATACTGTCAATGGCTTTCCTCTCGTCACCCTGCTCTTGGTCACTGACAACAATACTTAGGTGATCGAGTATAATCCACTTACAATCGAGACCTTTAGCCATATAACGAACCCGAGACAACAGGTTCTCCTCATGGGTTGAACCCCAGTGGTCCAGTAGGTAGAACCGACCAGTGCCTAAGGTTTCGTCCCAATACTTACGTTTTTCCTCCCGTGTGATTGTCTTGTCAAGGTGTAGGGGTTGCTCAGCCGCAAGAGACATAAGGCCCAGAGTAGTCTTGGGGATGTCCTCCTCAAGGGCTAGGATGCCTATGTTGTCCTCAGTGGCGTGTAACAAGTGGTACTGTAACTCACGTACCATCTGTGACTTACCCATCCCTGAGCCTGACGT